CCATTTAAGCAATTAGAACCAAAACCAGTATTAAAACTAGCTGTGTTATTAATTAAAGTTAAATAACCAAAACCAGCATTATTTGAACCTGTTGAGTTTGTATATCCAGTTTGATAGCCTACATATTGATTTGATGTACCTGTCGTATTACTAAACCCAGCTTGTGAACCTACTGCGGTGTTGTTAGATGCGGTGGTGTTGGAGAATAATGAAGCATATCCAAGTGCAGTATTATTTGCGCCAGATGAGTTTGACAACATTGACCATCCGCCAATAGCTGCATTATAAGAACCTGTATTGTAATAAAGCGCAGATTTACCAAAACCAGCGTTAAATGTTCCAGCTATATTAGTAAGTCCTGCTGTGCTTCCTACAAAAGTATTTTGACTTCCTGTAGTATTGCTAACTCCAGCAGAATTACCAACAGCTAAATTATCAATACCACTTGTATTTGCTACCAAAGCACTACCACCAAGTGCAGTATTACTAGCTAAAGCACCACCACCCTTACCAACAGTAAGACCTGATATAGAAGCATCATTAGCTAAATTTAAGCTAGTGCCGTTAAATGTCATGTTGGCAGAGTCTTGTAAAAGACCGACAGTACCAGAATACGTTACTCGACCAGCAGTTAATCCTGAGTCGGTTACGCTAGTAAATGTTGCCGCTCCTAAAGACGGTTGTACATTCCCAGATGCATCTAAATACACAGATTTTTCAGATGGGTATGTTACGAAGACGTTTTGCGTCCCTGATGCAAAGTTAGTTAAAGAGCCACCATTAGAAGACGACAATACCGTTGTACGAGCAAGCGTATTTCCTGACGATGTGTACGTCCCAATACCAACTTCCCAGTTAGCACCTGACTGGTCGGCAATCGTGTAGTAACAAGTATTCGCATTACCAATCGCAGATGAAAATGATTGATAGCCTGTAACAGCCCCAAGTAAAGATACTGAACCTGTGCCTGGTGCTGAGGCTGTTTCTAATACACGGTCTTTTAATGTTAACGCCATATGACGCTCCTAAAAATTAAAATTAACTCGTTGCCGTGGTTGAAAATACAACACTAACAGTATCACCTGCCGTAACTGCTTTAGCAACTGCGAAATTACCTTCTGAATACAATGTGCCAGCCGTTGAACTTTGTGTACTAACCGCACCTGACCCTAATACTAAAAAACATCCATAAACTGTTCCACCACCGCCTGTAATTGTGTAAGTAATAGACGATGCTGTAGAAGATGTGACGTTAGATGGCGATGTCCCTGTTGACGTAGATGAGGCAAATACAGCCGTGCCACGCACCGCAGAGCCACCAACTGTGTAGTTAATAAACTCAGTCCATGTATGCGAAGCCATAGTGTCTGTTGCGGAAAATGTTGTACTGTTGCCAATTAAACCAAGATATGGTCCAGTAACAGAATAAGATGAACCTTTAAGTAAGGTATCAAGCATTAACTGTTTGCCTATGGCAACGACAAGGTTAGGAAATTCTTCTGTCCATTTTAAATTTCCTTGTGCATCACGACACTCAACGTGGTAATGTCCTTCTACGCCCATTCCTTCGGGAACGGTCACGTTTGCTTGTAATGTTGCTACAGCGTTATCGCCACAGCTTCCTAATTCATTAATCATATATGCTCCTAAGAAATTGTTGTTACTGCTGTGGTTGATCCTGGTGTGGGAAAAGTTACGGTAAAACTATTTGAGCTGGTAATATCATTACCAAAATTTAACACAAAACACGCCGCTCCGGTAGTGCTATTATAAACCAAAGCGCCCCTTGCGGTAATGCTTCCTGTCCATGTTACGTTAGCAAAAGAAATCCAAGCGATATTATTAGCAGTGTCAGCTGTAGGAGGATTAGATATAACCAACACCTTTCCACCTGCCGTATATCCTGTTCCTGTTGCTTCGTTAGTTGATGAATAAGTGGTGGTAGTATTATTAAGGTTAGCGTTAGCGTTATAAAGAGCGATTTTATAAACATATGGAGTCCCCACGGCAAAGTTTTCTAGCCCACTTAATAAATTAACTTTAAATTGCGTAGTTTGTCCTTGAATAATCATATAGCGGCATTGCCCTTAATATTGGTATTCAATTTAGTTTGACCATCTCTATAAGAATCACCACGCTCAAGACCATCACCAAGACGTTTGGCAAGCATTAATGCTTCTGAATATTTATCCTCATAATACTTAACCATGTCTGCTTCACCCTTCATGAAGATCATGGCTTCACGCATAGCTCCATAAAACAATACGGGATCAAAATTATCACCTAACCAAGATGTTCCAGTTGTATTGTTAACTGCGGTTACTTGTATACTAAATCCTGAACCGGTCCCGCCAATATTAGCCGTATTAGCACTTAATAGGTCGCCAGTAATATACATAGAACCACCATTTTGAAGTGTTACAGTAGATACTACTCCGGATGAATTAACAAAAATATCAGCGGTTGCATTTGCCCCAGAACCGCCGGTTAATGCTACACCTTGATAAAAACCTGGAGTATACGTAGAACCGCCGTTTGTTATGTTAAGTAATGTAATAATTCCTTGAACAATTGATGCTGGATAGAAAAAATAATGTAATTCAACAGGATAACTTAAATCTGGTGTCGGTCCAACAATACACGATAACTCATTAGGTAAGTTATATTGTGGACCAAAAATAGAGTAATATTTTGGTGTTCCAGTAGAATTTGGTGTGGGATATGCTTCACGAATGAAGTTAACATCTTTATTTAAAAGATAAGAATATGCGCCCGTGGTGGGATCAATAATAGCAATCGAATACGTTGACAACCAATCTAATGGAAGAGACAAATACTTATTACCAGATGTTAACGTCCCAGTTACGTTTCTACGTAAAGATGGAAAATTAATAGTATTAAATATGCGCTCTTCTGCTTGCTGAATAAAAACGGGTATGTTTGCAACAAATAGTTGCTCCGTATTTTCAGCGTACGCTTGAATCGTATTAGATAAGGTTTCGTAATTCATTATGCCATAGGACCACGACTTATACGACCTTTAGTTGCAGCACCTGCGCCACGCATTTCAATACCATCGGTTTTTACTTTTCCCGTGCCATACGCTACGCCGTTTGTTAATGGATCGCTAATACTTGCGTCTTTAGCTGACTTGGTTCTACCATACTCACCCTTTTCCATTGCTTCTTGACCTGTAATTTTCTTACCAGTCATAGTATGTGGGGGCGCATATTCAGATGCCGGTTTGTTATTAATCTTAGCCATTATTTACTTCCTTTTTTCTGATTATTTGCGCGAGCTAAATTACGTCCCATAGCTTTCATCATTTGACCCATCTTGCTGCCAGGTCCAGCTTTTGCGCTATCAATTACTTTAGGTCCATCATTAGGCATAACATCAACACGCGTTTTGCCTTTTTTAATTACTCTTCCATCTCCGGCTTTGTTGTATGCCATTTTAATCTCCTAAGTTACCGTTACTGTTACACTATGAACATTACCAACACCAACCAACGCGTTAGGTGTTAATTTTCTATCAAATGAACTTGATCCACCTACTGGATACCAACCCCACTGAAACTGTCTACTACCATCATCAGGATACCCAAATATATTTATACCTGAACCGTAGTAACTTATATCCGGTCTTGGCTCACGAACTGCTTGTGGATCATTGACTGGATACATACCAAGTTGTAACTGCGGCTGGTCAGGATCCCAACACGTTGGACATACTTTAATACTAACCAATTTTGTCTTAATGGTTAGTTTCTTTAATTGTACTAGTTTATACCTTTGACCACAACGGTCACATTCTGCAATTGCATTTTTACCCGATGAATACTTGGTGGGCATAATTATCTCGCATAGAAAAGATTGCGGGGTACAAATCGAATTGGTGCAGTTTCTCTATCTTCAGCCGCCGCTAAATCAAATTGTTTCTCATATTCTTGCTGTAAAAATAACACACGATTAGGATCTGTTCCTTGAATTTTCACGCTTAACATTGCAGCAAGTCCAGCTACAAAACAATTAATAAATCGAAAAGGAATATCAGAAATATTTACACCACCACCCGCATCTTGAAGTCTACGCATACGCCAGTAAACCAATGTATAAGGACCACCACCAGCATCAGGGGTCGGCCAAACAACAATATTTGGTAGATACTGATTAGTAACTGCTGCGCCTATTGTATGAGTGGTTGCAGTAGTCCCATTTTGCCCTCTATAGCAATTATATAAAGCATTGCCACTGATATTAGCGTAACCAATAATTTCATTATCAATCTGAACATAACCGCTCGATCTTAAGTTTTGAACTGAATTTAATGTAATAACCGTATCCGTTGCAGCAACATTAGCTGCCAATGTAAATGTTGTTGGATTTGCATTTCCTGACTGACGATTAAACCACGATTGAATCGGGCGACCATATGTTAATTTATTTGGTATCGTTGAGTATGTTGACTCAGATATACGACTTAAATTAATATCTGTTTGGTTAGACTGGCTAGTATTGGATGTACGAGTAACCATATCTAAAATATCAACGGTATCTACTGGCACATTATAAAACGCTTGACCTGTGACCATAGGAATAGATTCTTCCTCAATAGTCCAAAGATTAATACCGCGATTTGCCCACTCTGTAGTCATTAAATTAATAGATCTACGAGCAGTCTTTAAATCATAACCAGAACGCAACTGAGAACCGCATCGTTCAAACGCTTCCTCAACCAGCTCGGTTAGGTCTACATTAAACGATGAGGTTCCGGATGTTTGTGCCATTATTGAGCAGTTGTTGTTTCAATTACAGGGGTTACTGTAGGAGGAGCAACAACAGCCAGGGTTGTATCTTTTTGAACCGCCATATGAGCCTCAATGGCTTCTACAACTTCTTTAGTTTCATTACAAGCACCACCAAAATTATCAATCTGATGTTGCAAAATATGCTTAAACACTCCATATACGTGTTCAATATTGTCTTCTAATTTTTGTAATAAACTCATTTATTTCTCCTAGCCGCTCTTATATTGTCAATTAAATTTGGGTATGGTCTACCCGCTGCCTTAGCCATTGCTTTAGCTTTAGCTTTCTTTGCCGCATTCATCTTTTTAGGCTTCCCCAATTCCTTCGGGCGTGGTTTATCCCAGACTTCTCCACCCTTTTTATACATCTCTACATCTTGGGGGCTATCCGTCCGCTTGATAATCTTTTTACCAGGCATTTTAGATGGACTAATATCACCCATTCCACGACTAGCTCTCATTATTTCTTCCCGTGAGACATGCCACCTTTACACATTTTCTCTACCATGTCCATATGGTGCGTATGTCCAGCAGAATGTTTTTTAAACTCATTTTTATGATGTTTATGTGTATCTGTCTCATGCTCAGAAATAAAATCATCATGACGCTCCATCATTGGACCAGAACGCGGTTCCATTTGATCTTTAACTAATTTGTTCATTTAAATCTCCTTATTAACAGATTTTGCAGTTGGTTTTGCCCTTCATGGCAATACCGTCAGCACGTTTAGATGCAGAACTTGTCATTCCACCTGATGCCATTTTCTTCATTGGTTTTTTAGCCATTCCGCCTTTTTTCATAGTATTGATTTCTGGACCATTGCCAATATCATTACCTTTCATTTTAGGCTCCATAGCACGCGTATGACCTGATTTTTGTACTTTAGACTCGCCATGCTTACCAAGTTTATTTGAACCTTTTTCTACATCTTCAGACATGGAACGGGGACCCATTGTCTCACCGCCCTGAGCCATTTTTACAGTTTTCATCCCCATAGGCTTTCCTGTTTTGCTATATTCTTCATATTTCATGGTTGGTTTTTTCATAGCCATTCCGCCCTTCTTTAATTTAGATAAATCTGTGTGTTCGCCTTTATGTTCTTGTTTATCATGCATACCAAAAGCGCGTTTAATCATTTTTTTATCTTGCTTCATGTCATCATCTGTCATGCCGCCTTTAGCCATTTTCTTCATAGTTTTTCCACCATGTTTCATTCCCGGCGCTCCTGCTGGTGCAGCGCTCATCGGTGCTGGAGAAGGAGCAACCATAGGTTGTTGAGGTTGTTGTTGAGCTTGCTGTTGTGCCATCATAGCAGCCATTACTCTTGGGTCCATTTTTTTACGCATCATAGTATTACCACCTTTTCCAAATTTTTTGCCTTTATCAGCCTTAACAAAATCACGCCCTACGGATTGCGGTACGTGAACTTTTTCAGCAAATTTTTTATTATTTGCTATTGCTTCCATAAAATTGTGTTGCTTTTTACTAGTGCTTGGCATCTTTTTTTCCCATCAATTTTTGAACTGTATCTGTTTCGTATATACGTATTGCCGTCCAAACTATTGTAAACAAAGCAGCTACCGCTGGCAATATATTCATTAAGGTACCTAAAACGGTCATAATTGACACTGCATCTACTATAGTTTTTGATGAGTGATCCATGTTAACATTTCCACCTTGCTAATGCTGCTGCTTTACGAGTCGGTCTTCCTTTTTCATCCTTCATAGGTCCCGGCATTCCGCTCATTCTTGCACAAAAAGATTTCTTACGTGGACCACCTTCTGGTTGAGGTGCTTTAAGATGTGATCCAGTTGCTGCATTATATTTAGCTCTGCCTTTAGCGGTAAGTCCGGCTCCCTTCGAAACAGGAAGTTTTTCTCCGCGTCCAACTGCAAGGGAAGGTCCTTTTTTCTTTGTAGCCACATTACGATCCGTTATCTATTAAAATACCGCCAATGTTAATACCTACACTTACAGCGACTGTTCCTGATGGTGCAAATTGCCAAACAACATCTGTTCCTTGCGGATAAACAAATGGGTATGAACGCTGAATATTAAATTCTGTAACAAAAGGAGTTTGTAATACAACCCGTTTTACTAAAGTCGCAGAAGAATTTAATACAGAAGGATACTGTGCAACTGCGCGATATAGTGTGTAATTTGCAGTATTCCCTGTATAAGAAGTATTTGCGGTAAAACGAGACAGATATAAAGTAAACCCTGCTGGTACGGTATATACAGACATTTGTGATGTACCGTTACTTACCGTAGAGCCATTTAATGTTGAAGTATTAATTTGTGCATACTCAACCGCACCAGACGTTGCCGCTTGGTTTTGGATAGTAATTACCCCTGTTGGGTTAGAAGGGCTTATTAATGCAACAGAAATGTTGTTAATCCTTAAATAAGACTTAACTGTTGCAACGCCCGTTCCTGCTGTGCCACCCAATGTAACAATTTCTGAAATAGGGCTATAGTTTGCGTCCAAGCCTGTAATTTGAATAAATGCACCTGCATCACCGCTAACTGTGCTTGCAACATACATTATTTGAGCAGAACTTGGAAATACGTAATATGCGGGAGTGTTTGCATTTTCCCATGCAGGGTAAAAAACACCTGCTGTAGGTGTAGCAACTGTTGATCCGAAACCAAAAATGTTTACAAGTGAATGCCCTGTAATTTGATTACGGGATACTTGTAATTCAAATGGTTCATATTTACCCTTGCGAGTAACTGAATTAATTGAATTATTGGTACTGACTACGTTATTTGCCATAATTAATCTCCTAAGTTTTTAAAAAGGGGACCGTAGTCCCCCCGGATTAATTAGTCAAAGTTACCGTATGGGTAAGTTGTACTGTTACCAATGTTTAAGTCTTGCTGTGCATATTTTAATGTAACGGCAATTTGTCCTGATGTAGGAGTTGTTAAACTTGTGTTGGTAATTTTTAATGTAACAACCACTTGGCTAAACCATGTTGGCTGTGTACCTGGCTGCATATTTTGTACGTCTTGCAATGTACCAAATGCGTAGTCTAACTGCGTTCCAACAAATGTCGCAGTTCCACGTGTTGCGGAAGTAATCGCAGCCATTGTTGCATAAACACCTGTAGATGTTGCAAAAGCGTTAGAAACATATGGTTGAATGGAGTTGGCAGTAACTGATCCGTCAGTTGG